TCTACCTACATGCACAAAATGGAATTGGATGTCAGAAGCGGCGATGGTGGGCGGAGAGAACAAACTCTTTATGCTCGGCGCTGATGACATGATCTTCGAGACTGAAGGATGGGATAAAGCTCTAATCGACCATTACAACGCACTGGAGAACAAAATCCATGTATTTAGCTTACAAGATTCACGGGACATCGACGGTACGCCGCATATTATTTGTACACGAGAGTACATCGAGGCAATGGGCTATTTTTTACCGCCTCTTTTTTTGCATTGGTACGTGGACTCCTGGACAGCCGAGATCGCCAAAGCGAACGGATGCTTCACACATCTGCGCGATTATAAACTAACGCACGATAAGCCGAGTGATCAGGGTAAGCCTGATGAGACACACTCACGCATCAGACAATTCGGCTGGCATGAGCGGGACAAGTGGGTAAACGACCATTGCCAGCATTTTCTACGCCATGAGAAGGACCGACTGAAGTTCAAATTAAACGGCATGGAATATATTGGCGTCGATTTAGTGCCACAAGGCGGAGCGGCATGAAAATCTGGATCACGGGCATCGCTGGCTTTTTAGGCTCTCACTTGGCTGAGACGCTGATTGCTGAGGGGCATGAAGTATGGGGTAACGATAATCTTCTGTGTGGCGACAAAGCGAATGTTCCAGAAGGCGCGGCATTTTTACAGAACGCTAGAGGGCTCGTTCCAATTGATTGCTGTGAATTTAACTACATGAAAAATGACTTAAGCCGAGTCAAACCCGATGTCCTCGTTCATTGCGCCGCAACAGCCCACGAAGGCTTAAGCTCTTTCTCTCCATCATTTATTACAAGAAACATCTACGAAGCATCAGTAGCTACCTTCTCTGCCGCTATCGCCTCAGGCGTTAAGCGCATTGTTTATATGAGCAGTATGAGCAGGTATGGCCAACATGGATACATTCATAATAAAGATGATTTGTCTAATCCAATTTTATTGAAGCCACCATTCAGAGAATATTATCCTCCCGCGCCAGTCGATCCATACGGCGTAGCTAAAGTCGCGGCAGAAGACACGCTGCGCATCCTCTGTGAAACCCATAACGTGAAATACTCAATTCTCGTTCCCCATAACATTATCGGTGTCAGACAACGTAGTGTAGACCCGTACCGCAATGTCGCATCGATAATGATAAATCGCTGTAAGCAAGATAAGCCCCCTATCATTTACGGCGATGGGTCGCAGAAGCGTTGCTTCTCCCCTGTGAAAGACTGCCTCCCCTCTATCGTGAAAGCCGTCATGGGCGCGGTAGATGGGGAGGTGGTCAACATCGGACCAGATTCCGGTGAGATCACGATTAAGGAATTGGCAGACAAGATTATCAGGCTCACTGGCTATAAGGGTGAGGCTCAATACATGCCCGGAAGGCCGAATGAAGTAAAGGATGCGTTCTGCTCAAGTGATAAAGCACGAAGGCTATTAGGTTACGAGCCAAAGCAATCCATTGATGATTGCCTGCAAAAGATGGTCGATTACATCAAGCCCGCGCCGTTTGTTTACGACTTTCCCCTGGAGATCGTGACAGACAAAATCCCTAAAACATGGTCAGAGAGATTGATGTAGATGACAATCATTGCACTCTCAGGAGGATTTGATCCCATCCATCGCGGTCACGTCGATATGATCGAGGAAGCTGCTCAACATGGAAGAATACATATTTACCTGAATACTGATGAATGGCTTAAGAAGAAGAAGGGCTACATCTTTATGCCTTGGGAAGATAGGGCAAGAATCCTGATGGCTATGAAGGGAGTTGAGCTTGTGTTTCCTGCTGAGGATAAAGATGGGACAGTTTGTGAGACGATCCGTAAATTCAAACCTGACATATTCGGTAACGGAGGGGATAGGGGTCCGAAGAATACGCCTGAATTAAAGCTCTGTAATGATCTGAGAATTAAAACACTGTTCGGTCTTGGCGGCAAAAAGGTCCAATCTTCCAGTTCGCTCGTAAAGAAAGCAAGAGAAAATGATTAAACGCTGGGGCTGGATGAAAACACTCCTCAATCAAAAACATTTCAAAGTTAAACTGCTTTACTTTGAGGCAGGGAAATCAATCTCCAGACAAAGACATAAGCACCGTAATGAGCTTTGGCTGTTTATCTTCGGGGATAATAAGGGAAAGTTCTGGCAGATCAGAAAGCACCGTTGGCATTTCTTCAAAGCGGTTAAGAACACATTGGTACTGGAAATTCAATACGGAGATAAATGTTCGGAAAGGGATATAGAACGTGCCTAAGATAACCTTCATAAGACATGCTGAGCCAGCTAAGGATGGGGATCTTTCTGCCGATGGCCTAATCGCCTGCAGAAATACCCACATACCCTATGATAGGGAGCCGGGTAATTTTCCTATTTACGTTAGTAAACTTGCCCGCTCTAGGCAAACAGCATCAGAGCTTTTCACCAATAATGTGTGGATTTTGCAAGAGCCTATTTTCAATGAATGGAACAAGGATTACGAAACTGCAGACCACTTTAAAGAAAGGGTTCGGCTGGGAATTAATTTCTTGAAGAGAATTAATAAAGAGTGCGTTGTTGTTGGACATGCAAGATGGATGAATTGGGCTTACTGGTTGCTTAAAGGAGAGCCAACGTTAGGTTTTGATTATCTAGAAAGTTTTGAACATGAGTTTTAACGAGCATTGGCATTTTATCGTACAAAGATCGAGCGAGGCTTGCATGCCTGTTGTTCAGGATCGTGAGGAACTGGAGCACGTTTATAATCTTCTGACTGAGTGCAAATCATACCTGGAGGTCGGAACGGCAGAGGGTAATTCCTTATATGTTCTGGCCCATGCTTTGCCTAAAGGATCAGAGATAACCTACATCGATTGGGCCGAACCACACACGGAGAAGAACCGGAATTTTATTCTTGGCAGGCTCAAGGATTATAAAATTACAGCCGTTCATGAAAACAGCAATAACTTTCTAACGAGAGAATTGGTTAACCAGAACTTTGACGCCGTTCTGATCGATGCAGGGCATGAAAGCTGGAACGTGGCTATTGATGCGTTTCTCTACGGCCCATTGGCCACGAAATACATCATCTTCCACGACATCCAGTTACCAGAGGTGGAGAAGGCTTTTGATTGGTATGTCCGTCAAAGACCCGAATGCAAACACTACCGGGTTATTAATTCAGAAACATTTGGATACGGAATTTTAGAATGTACGCAGTAATCACCACATTCCCCAATAATAGCTTCGAGATTTACGCTCGGGAAATGCTTATTTCCTTTGCTAAATATTGGCCTAAGGAAATCCCTCTCCTTGTTCAGTTGGATGACGATCTTTTATACGATCAAGTAGGAAAGCTTTTAAGGCCTCAGGACGCAATCGCAGTCGGGTGGGAAAGAGACCACGCTGATTTTGTTGCAAGGCACAAGGCTAATGACGATCCTCAAAACTACCGTAAGCAAACTACGAGGTTCTGCCATAAGGTTTTTGCTATCCGGAGAGCCTTGGATGCGGCAAGAAAACAAAAACTAGAAGGCGGCGAAGCCCCACGTTATTTGATCTGGATGGATGCAGATGTTATAACTACTAAAGAAGTCAGTATAAGCGACATTGAAAGCTGCATTCCGAAAGATGGGGATGCAGTTTCTTTTTTGGGCCGAAAAGACTGGCCGCACTCCGAATGCGGCTGGTTAGTGTTCGATCTTGAAAAAGAAGGCGGTATTTTCATTGATGTCTGGCATGGTCTTTACGTATCAGATGAAGTCCTGAAGATGAAAGAAACCCATGATTCATGGGTATTCGATCAGGTAAGGATTTCTAATGGCGCCCCCAAATGCACGAACTTAACTGATGGCAAGCCGGGTATGGATATATGGCCTCATTCTCCCATGGCCAAGTTCTCCACACATCATAAGGGCCCGGTTGCAAAGACTAAAATGGCTCCTCAGCTAACCCCTCAAGGAGGAGGTATTCAAATACAAACCCGCAACGCTCTGCCTGACGAGGAAATACGAAAGCACATCGAAGAAAACCAGAAGCTCATTAAAAACTGGGTCACAGAATGCTTGCCGACTAAAGAGCAAATTGTCGTTGTATCCGCAGGGCCGCAGTTATGGGCCGAGGATGTGTTGGAGGATTATCATTCAGGTAAAAAGATTGTCGCTGTAAAACATGCTTTAGGACGATTAAAGGACGCAGGGATAAAGCCATGGGCCTGTATTCTTCTCGACCCGCGCCCGCATGTTTCAAACTTTGTTGAAGACCCTGATCCTGACGTTCTGTGGTTCGTCGCATCACAGGTTAACCCAGAGGTAACTAAAAGGCTTTTGGTCCATGGCTGTACAGTCTGGGGCTATCACGCGTCCGTAGGTGCTGGCGAGGAAGTTTTAACATCCAAACAACCAAGAGCGGTTATTTCCGGTGGATCTGCTACAGCAACGAGAGGTCTATTCCTCCTCAAACATCTTGGTTTCAAGAAACTGAAACTCTACGGGTATGATCTTTGCTTCCCCGATAAGCCAGACCTGAATGCAAAGGATGAACTAAATCAACCTAAATATCTCGAATTAACGGTTGGCTGGAATGACCCCTTGGCAAATATGAAGAAATGTTTCTGGACCGAGCCTCAACTGATTGCCCAGTTCGAGGAGCTTAATCAATTAATCCAGAACAACACTTTTGATTTCGAAGCGGTGGGAGAGGGGATTATTCCTTTTATTCTCAAGTCGAAAAGGGGGGGTGAGATGCGCCGAAGTAAATTAGGCGTTAAAATCAGGAAAACCACGTATGGCAAATTACTTAAATGGAACAAGACCAAAAAGACGAAATTCTCAATCTTGCGGCTCAGGACCTTACTGAATCCCCGCCTGAAGACGAGCTAACCGAGCAGATTATTCACGGGTTAGCCCAGTCTGAATTAACGGGTAGAGTTCGTAACGCTTCCGAAACATACAATCTTGCACAAGATATGGACTCTGAGCTTCTCCGTGAAATCGGAGAAGAGGTCTGGAAGGGGTTTCATGATGATGACCAGACCTGTCAGGACTGGCGGGAGATGCACACTTTCTGGCTATCCCTCTATATGCAGCAGGACTATGCCGAGAATTCCGATCCTGAGAGATCATGGGGCGCGACTGAATCAGTCCCTATTTTAACCGAAGCTTGCGATCAGTTCCAATCCCGCACTTATAAGATCTTCTTTCCCAACGATACGTTTGTTTCAGCAGTTCCCATGAGGAGAACCGCTGTTAACAGGAAAGAGCTTGAAGACAGGGCTGAGAGAATTGGACGTCATATGTCCTACCAGTTAGGTTTTCAGGACAGGTCATACAAACAAGATAAAGATGCCCTGTTTTTAGGAACGGCTGTTCATGGATCATTCTTTACAAAAACTTACTTTAGCGAGAAGAAAAAACGCTTCCAGGTTGATAACGTAAGGCCTACGGATTTAGTGGTTAATTACACAGTCGGGCCATCGAGAATTGAAGACCTTCGCCGGAAAACGCACATTCTTTATACAACGATTGGAGAGACGGAAAACCTTGCAAGAACAGGGTTTTTAATCGAACCGGCTAAAGCTTCCACAGCCCAGATTGTAGATAATATCTATAATATCAAGGTCAACGAAACCCAAGGTTTTAGTCCTACGAATGCTGGTTTAAAACAAGACCAACCCGCCGTACTTTTAGAGCAGCATTTATACCTTGATCTTGATGAAACGGGAATTTCCCTTCCCTATATCGCAACGATTGATGCCTCTTCTCATAAAGTCCTGAGACTGACAATCGGTTACGAAGCCGATCCAAAGGGCGCGCCGTTAAAAGATTACGAACAGGTCCAGTACTTTACCCATTACAAATATAAAGAAAATCCCGACGGGTTCTATGGCCTTGGATTAGGCCATACAATTGGAGACCTGAACTCTGCTGTGAACATCATGCTTCGTCAGTCTATGGATGCTGCGACGCTTGCAAATGATGGGAATATGTCCGGGTTTGTGTCTGAACGGCTAGGTTTAGAGGGTGATGAGATCAGGATGGTTCTCGGGAGATTTAGAAAAATCCCCGATACTGTTGGCGATCTGACCAATTCACTATGGACAGGTAAATTCCCCGGTCCTAACGCGGCTCTTTTACAAATCATGCAAGAGCTTGATTTGCGGGCGCAGAGACTGGGTGCGACGACCGAAGCCACTACCGGCTCGACAGAGAAAGTCGTTCAGCCTACGACTCTTTTAAATCAGATTGAACAGGCATTGGAGCAGTTTTCATCCTCTCAAATGAGGCTTGCCAATTCATTTAGTGAAGAGCTTCAGAAAATCTACCGTATTAACCAAAAGTACCTTCCTTTGGTTGAATATTTCGTTGTCAACAATGAGCCTGAAGCAATCACGAGAGCGGATTACGCAGATGATATGCTTATCCAGCCCGTGTTTGATCCCAAGTACGCAACGCAAAGCCAGAAAATGGCAAGGGCGCAAGCTGAATTACAAGTCACCCTCCAAAATCCTGTCAATCAGGCAAGGCCGGATGTCATTGACGCTGCCTGTAAGCGCGTCTTTGAAGCGATGCAGGTTGAAAATATCGAAGAACTGATTCCTCCCCAGCCTCAAATCGAGAATTTTGACGACCAATATATAGAAAATATGTTCTTCCTGATGCCCAAGGAAGCAAGGCCTTTATTTGACGTTTTCCCTGATCAAAACCATCTTGAGCACTTGGCAAAAATGGAAGAATTCTTCGCTGATGTTCAGACGACAGGCGTTCAGCTTCAGCCAGATCAACTTGAAGACCTTTTAAAACACCAGCAAAAACACCAAGGATATTTATATGGTCAGCTTAAAGGCGTTGTCCCGACCGGACAAGTCAGCACTCCTCCACTGGAGGCAAGATCCGACAACCCAGTGGATAATGGAGCAGCTATTGCAGCAATTCCGCCCGCGCAAGCCTCAGGACTTGCCGACCTCTTGGGAGTCGGTACTTTTGGAAACGGGACAAGCACAGGTAATAGCGGCAATCAACCGCCTGTGTGATGCCGATTGAATTCATTCCAACCCATCCTGATCAACTCCCTTTCGAGGCGTTGAAATATCTTTCCTCGGCTCTTAATGAGGATACAAAACTTTCCGATGTTTTAGACGAAGCGAGGCGTGATGAAGGGACGATCTGCGTAATCCGTAACGGTGAGGTTATAGGGGCTATGTATCTCCAATTATATCCTAATGTCCTGAATATTATCCATTTAAGCACAAAATCTATTCAAGATTTAAAAGACGACCTGCCAGTTTTTGTAAAAAAAACAATGAAAGATTGCGGCGTTGAGAACCTTGTTCTAGTGAGCAGGATTGGGCTTCATAAAATATTTAAGGACTTAACTTATGTAGGTGCTCTTTACCACATGGGGGGTATGCGGAAATCTGAAAATTAATCAGCTAATCTTAGTGTATGGGTAGCAAAGCACTCAAAAAAGTTTCTAGTTTCGTATTGCCTAAACTCGGTGCGGCGGGGGGTTTCGCTAATGGCCTTATTAATGGTCAAGGCGTAGGCGGCGCACTAAAAGGCGGGTTGAGAAGCGGTATTGAAGCTGCTGGTTCTATCGCTGGCGCACAACTCGCAGGAAATATATTCCCAACCACGATAGGAAATGTTTTAGGAAAATCCGCAGGAAACGCGCTCGGCTCGACGATTGCCAACACATCCATAGGGTCGGCTATTGGTTCATATGCCGGAAATGCCCTAGGCGGATCATACGCAGATTCCATTATTCCTCAAGATGATATGAGCACGGACCAAGAGGCTCCAACACCCTTTTCCCCCACCCGCCAAGCCCAACTGGAAGCCCCGAATTCACTTTCGGGGTTTTCATCCCTCACTCCGGATCAAGTTTCGTCCAACCTTGCCACCCAAGGCGTATACGGTGGCGGTCTTGGTCCGGAGGAGCAGGGCTACTTTACCAACATGATCAACCGAAAGCTGGTTGATGATGCCGGAAACGTTGACAGCAATTTGAATGACGTCAGCGACATTGAGAAATCGTATCTGTCTCAGCTTGGCCTGAGCGGGTACGGAAACCCTAGAGACCTACTGGAAGCCCTAAGCAAATGGAAAGCCCAATAAAGTACAAGCCTAAATTTGGAAGAGTTCTAATCAAGCGAGAAGTAAAAGAAAAAATAGGAAGTATCATCATCTCTGACCCCAAGAGACATGCGACCTGCGAAGGCGTGATTGTCGGGCTTGGCGAAACGGCAGGATGGACTGAGACTTTCGATCAAAGCGGCGAACGCATTGCCGTGCAAACCCTCAAAATTGGCGATCAGGTGATCTTCGGAAGACATTCCGGAGCATGGATTGACGCGACATACACACAAGACAAGGCGAACGACGATGGAACGCTTTTCATCTGTCAGGACGCAGACATTTTAGCCATCAAGGAGACAGCATGAGCGAAGAAATTGCAGAAACATCTGAAGCGACTCAGCAATCAGAAAATGTTTCACATGAAACAAATGACAACAATCAGGAAACCAGAAGCAAGCCCGCAGGTTATGACCCTGTAGACCTTTCAGATTTGCCGCCTGAAAAAGCCCAGCAGGTCGAGGAACGTATTAATTATCTCTACCGTCAGGTTAAGGATACTGGAAAGAACATTCGTGAATACCGCTCTATTGCAGAGCAGCAAGCGCAGTTAATCGAAGACCTGCGCAATGGTGTAGGGATGGTAGTTGACCATCTGGAAAACAAAACATTTCAGGAAAATGAAGCGACTCTCCGTCAGAAGATGGAAAACGCTTTTGAAGCCGGGGATTTGAAAGGCTATCACGAAGCCCAGGATAAACTTCAGGATTTGAAGCTACAAAAACTCACAAAACCACAGCCGCAAAAGAAAACAGAAACGCAGAAACAGGCCTATGCTGGAAAAGTTTCTGCCTCATCAATGGCGCAAGAAGCCGTTCAGGATGGTGAACTAGACCCTCAAGACGCAACATTTGTTTCTGCATGGCAGCAAGAGACGAATGATCGCGGAGAGCCATTAAGACCGTGGACTACAACGGCAGACCCGAATGATCCTGACCCTGATTTTGTAAAGGCTTTAGTGATTACAAAAAAAGTCTGGGACCAATATCCAAACCGATCAATCAAGGAAAATTTAGCAGAAATCGACAAGAGAATGGGTGTTCAAACTCGCTCTTCCGGTCAGACTGTCATGGGGGGTAGCTTGACAACACAAGGTAAAAATTCAAAGATTACATTATCGGCCAAACAGCAAGAGATCGCTGTTAGAACAAAGTTCGCAGGCCCTAAGGCTAAATCGGATGCAGATCATATAGCTGCATATCGAAAACAACTTGAAAAAGTTCAAGCTAGCCAAAGGAGCCGATAATGGACGATACCAAGATGCCACAAGTTGCTTTCAAGAAAGGCAACTCTTCGTGGAAGCCAGCAAGCGTAACGGATGTAACCAATAAAGAAGAAGGTTACAGATACCGCTGGGCAAGAAAAGACCCCGATAATTTGTACAAGAAAGAGTCCGAAGGATGGGAAACCGTTTCAGGTCTCACGAGCGACAAAGTAAAGCCCGAGGAAACTAACAGGATTAACGACGGACGTAATATTTCGTCAGTGCATGAAAAGCACGATGTAATCCTGATGAGAATCCCCGAGGAAGTCGCGCAAGGCAGAGATGCCTACTACAACGCCGAGTCAGAAAGACGTGTTGCTGGTTTAACAGCGCACATCAAGAAGGACCTGGCAAAAGAAGGTGCGAATACGCACGGTGACATCACAATCAGTTCCCGAAAGGGCTAAATTAGGAGATTATAATGGCTGCACCTAGACTTGGACTTTGGCCTTCCCGCTGGCCCAATCCGGATTCAGTAATGCGCGTTCCCGTATCGGCGAACGGCACAGATACAATCGCTAAGGGCGATGCGGTTGTCCGTGTAAACGGTGTTTGCGTACGTGCTTCGGCTGGTCAGGACCCGACCAATGGTAAAGGCTTCGGCGTTGTCCTCGCGGTTTATACCACGGCTGGCCGCCCTTTAACATTCAACAGTACAAAGATTATCACTTCGGCGCAACCGGGTATGGCTGATGTGTGCTTCGATCCCAACCAGACATATTACGTACAGTGCGTGACTTCCGTTGGTGTTAGCGACATCGGCAAGAACGTCACTGTAGATGTATCGAGCGCGAATGCGACCACAGGCCTTTCTGCGATGGCTGTAAGTATTCCAGCTTCAGCTTCGGCAAACGATTATTTCAAAATTATCAACTTCGGTCCGTTTGACAACCTTAGCGGTTTCAACACGGGCGGCGGTACAAACAACGGCGTTGAGGTCCGGTGGAACAACCACTTCCTCAAAGGCCCGGTAGCTGGTCAATAAGGAGAGAATAAATGACGATTAACACAGGCGCATTTTCCGAAGACCTCTGGCCCGGCATTTTGAAATGGTTCGGTGACGAATACGATGATTGGGAGCCAATCTGGGAAAAGCTCGTAGAGAAGCACGATTCAAACAAACAGTTTGAGAAGTTCCAGGGTATTACCAATTATGGTCTGGCAGGAGTTAAAGATCAAGGCTCCAGCATTCCTTACCGCGATAAGTACCAAGGCTTCCCGCGTGAAATCATCAACACCACGTACGGTATTGGCTCGACCATCACGTATGAAATGATGCGCTATGACCAATACGATAAGTTCCAGCGTATCCCGCAGCAACTTGCCCAGTCTGTCCGTAAAACGGAAGAAACGGTAGTTGCAGCCCTCTTGAACAATGGTTTCTCGACCGCTGCGAGCCCGACGCTGACAGCGGATGGTAAATCTCTTTTTAACTCTGCTCACCTTTTAGTGGCGGCTAACAACGTAACCCAGAGAAACACCCCAGCGACAGCGGCTGACCTCTCACAGACGTCACTGGAGCAGATGTATATCGATGTCTCCCGTTTTGTAGACGACCAGAACCTTCCTATCGTCATTCGCCCGCAGCGTTTGATCGTTACACCGGAACAACAACACCTTGCCCGCAAGATTCTGGATACGGAATATGAAGTGGGTTCAGGTAACAACACGATCAACCCTGTATCGAGTGCTCGTATGCCTCTGGATCTGGTTATCAGCCCCTGGCTGACGGACACGGACGCATGGTTTGTCAAAACTGACGAGAAAGACGGACTGGTATTTACCGATGTTGATCCTGTCATGCTGGACCGCGATAACGAGTTTGATACGAAGAACCTGAAATTCTCCGCTGTCCGCTTGTTTGGTACAGGCGCAGTTAACTATCTGGGCTATTACGGCTCTCCGGGGGCGTAAGATGACTGTATATGGCGATAACATCTACAGCGGAAATCTGGCCTCAACTTCCGCAGCGACCGCTGCAAGTCCTGTAGTTCTTACAAGAACTCACCGAATTGCAGGCGGCGCAGCTTCGACGGTAACGGGCACGTTCCCCAAGGGAACGCAGAACCTGGATGCAAAATTATACATCCTTTTGAATGCGTCAGCGACGGTCAGTGACAAGATTACTGTATCTGCCGGGGGTGTCGATTTTATCACCATTACAAGCTTTGGATCCACGGCAGGAGTTCTCCGTAATACGACGACAGGTTTAGGCGTACTGACTGTTGTAGCTTCTGCGTGCGCAGTTTTAGTGAGTGCGGCCAATGATGACCTTACTTATTCGGTTACATACCCGGCTAATACACAAGCTACTGGCGCAGATTACCAACTGGTTTTGACATTTAATCGCAAAGACGCCCTTTTCGATTAATTTATAAAGGGATAGTACGATGAGGGCCAAGACTTTCACTGTTGTAGGTTCAGCGGGCGGCCCGACCTATTCCCCTGTTTATCCGATAGATACTTATAATAATCCTTGCAATATCGGGATTGGCGTCACTGTAAGCGGCGCAGAATCCATTGCAGACGTTCAGCATACTTTTACTGATCCGTGGTCTACGAACTTAACGGCAAACGTTTCGGCGGCGGTCTGGATTAATAACGCGACTCTCGTTTCTGCTACACAGGCAGGCGCGGCGAACGGAGCGTACGATACAAACTACGCCTACCCCCCAAGAGCTATTCGTCTTCGTGTGAGGGCTTTGACTTCCGCGGGGGCTGGTAACGCAGTCACGATAACAATCCAGCAGGCAGGTAAAGAATGAGCCTGAGCAATCTGAACGCAAAAGAGACGGTCACGGCCTACCAACTCATTATGGAGATGGTAGAAGGCATCACTACTCTAGCCAAGGACCCTCAGGCGCTTAATAAGGCCATTTTAGAGGCCAATAAGCTGACTGAACAGGAACAGGCTAAAGTCGAAAAAGCCCGGGCCGAAATTTCTAAGTACGAAGCGGTTGTAAAAGAACAAAAACAAACACTGGATGATATTTCCAAACAGATTTCTTCGTTAGATGAGAAGAAAAAAGAATTGGAAAATCTACAGAATAATATTAACCAGATAAGAGATACTCTTTCTTCACAGGAAAAGAAGCTTAACGATTTTAAAATAGAGCTGAATGCGAGAGAAAAATCTTTAGCCGAACAGCAATCTGCACTGGATGCAAAAAAATCAGCAAATGACAAGACCGAACTCCAATTGAGAGACTTTGAAAACTCCCTGAATGAAAGGGAGGAGTCTCTTAAATCCAAAGAGCAACAATTGAAGGCCATCATCGGGGGTAGCTAATGACCCTCGAAGGTAACTGCGGCGGCCTTACAGATTTCGGATGCGACGACCTTCTTTTACAGGAAGAAGGCGTAACAGTTGGCCGTACGGGAACTCTTAATTTCATCGGCGCGGGCGTTACCGCCACAATCTCAAACGGTATTGGGAACATCACCATTACCGGAACCGGTTCGGGCGGTGGCGGCTCTGGAACTGTTACGAATGTATCAGTTGTCTCAGCGAATGGATTTAAAGGCGCTGTAGCCAATCCTACAACAACTCCTGCAATAACGATAGATGTTTCGGGCCTCTCGACATCCAAAATTTCAGGCGGGGCCTTTGGAAGATCATTCTTCGCTGTGGCGACTACGGCTGCTGCTCAAAGTTTGCTGAACCAGACTAACGGGACAGTGACAAATCTGACTTTTGTTTCGGCAAATGGTTTTGCTGCATCAATATCAAATCCAACGACGACACCGGCTATAACACTCAGGGTTTCCGCACTGGATGCTTCTAAAATAGCTGACGGCTCTATTTCCAATGCTGAGTTTCAAAGACTGGATGGCGTAACGTCTAATATCCAGACACAATTTTCAACGAAACAGCCCAACATCCAATTCCAGGATGAGGGGATTGATATTGGAACCTCGGGCGGGATTTCAACGATTAACTTCACAGGTCCTTCAGTGGTTGCTTCTGCGACTGGGGGAGTTCTTACAGTCAGATGTTCAGCGGCTGGTGGCGGAAGTTCTGGTACGGTCGAGAGTGTTTCAATCGTTTCGGCCAATGGTTTTTTTGGGACCGTAGCCAGCGCGACGACAACGCCTAAAATTACAATCGATGTATCAGGTCTTTCCACTTCAAAAATCGCAGGAGGAGCATTTGGACGTTCTTTTTTTGCAACAGCAACAACAGCGGCGGCTCATAATGCTCTAGCTGCTGGCGCGACAGGATTATTAGTTTATCAAGCAGCAACGACAGCCGCTATACAATCCATTATCGATGCTTCTGCAAAGCAAAATATTATCCAGTTTCAGGATGAAGGATCAAACGTAGGAACGGCAGGCGGGATAAATACGGTTAATTTTACGGGCGCTCAGGTTGACACATCGGCGACCGGCTCAACGTTGACAGTAAGGGTTTCGGCCACCGGAGGGTCTGGATCTCCCGGGGGAGCGGATACGAACGTTCAATATAATGACGGCGGAGTGTTTGGTGGGGATGCAAACTTTATTTGGAATAAAACGACCAGAACGCTGACGATTAATACTAGTTCTGCGACAGGATTTAATGTAGGGACAAACGGAGCCACAAACCCAACATTAGTTGTAAACTCAAATACCGCTGGTGCAGATAACGGCCTGACAATTACAGGCGGGACTGGCGATGTTACGCTTGCGGTTACAGGGAATGATGCAAACTCCAGCTTCAATATAAACTCCAAAGGTACGGGCGATGTAGTAATCAACAGTCCGAGCACTGGACAGATTGCATTACAGAATAATACCGCATCCAGATTTGTTATTGCAGCTGGCCGATCTTTTGCTTTTACTCCAGCTACCTTAGGAACTGCGTCAACGGTAAGGTTTTCTTATGTTGGAGCAGCGGATACTGGCCTTACGGCTGCGGCAGAAGCTCCCAATTGGTATATTAATCTTGGGCAAACCCGTCAGCACACAGCGGGCGCTGTAATTTCCCTACAAAGAGATATAAGAATCTCCCCGACGAACCATTCATGCACGGTATCTTCAAACTTAGCAGATGTTGCGTGTTTTTCCATCGATGGACCGGGAAATGCCGGGACAAGCGCGGTAATTACCAATGCGCATGCACTTTACATTCCGACAAAGGCCCTTACTGGGACAATCGCAAACGCTTATTCAGTCAATGTCGCGGCGCCAACCGGAGCAACGAATAACTTCGCGGCGAGGTTTGGGAATGTTTTCATCGACGGCGCAGATGCTATTTATGGCTTTCAGACAAAAATTAACGATCAATCTTCTTCATATACCCTTGTCTCTGCGGATAGTGGGCAGACGATTAAAATAAATTCCGCGACTTCTGCGTCTCTTAATTTACCAAAAGAAATGCCTAAAGGTTTTACAGTAGAGGTTATTGCCTATAGCTCAGGAGCGGTTGTTTTCGTACCTGCATCCGGAGCGACTTTAGAAAACAGGCAAGGGCATACGAAGATTGCAGGGCAATTCGGAGCCGTAAGGCTTGTGGTTGTTTCAAATTCGGCGGGAACGAATGCGTTTTACAATCTGGCAGGGGATACGGCGGCATAATGTTAATCCCTAGTTCAATAACTACATTCCCGGCAAGCGGTAGCGGAACAGATATGGTCAACGGTGCGACAATCACAGATACAGCAATTACGTCTAGGACAGTTCCTGCTGGAGTAACATCCATAAATATAGAGATATGGGGAGGCGGGGCCAGTGGTCTTGGTACATCGGGCTTTTCTATTACTGGAGGCGGTGGGAGTGGGGCATATTGCAAAAGAACCGCAAAAACTGTAACTCCGGGCGATACAATTTCATTTACTATCGGAGCAGGCGGCGCTGCAGCCATAATCGCCAACGGAAATAATGGTTCGTCAACAACATGCGACTCGATGACAGCCGGCGGCGGTGTCGGGGGAACGAGCGGGGGGGGCGGAGCAGGCGGCACAGCTTCAGGGGGAGACGTAAACACGAACGGCAATGCGGCCTCTTTAGGTACAGGAGGAAGTGCACCGAATGGTGGGTCCGGCGGCACCCCTGGCGGTGGTAATGGATCTGCGCCCGGCGGAGGGGGCGGATCGAACGGAAACGGCAATCCAAGTGGGTCAGGGGCAAATGGCGGAGTAAAATTCTCATGGTAAGAAAGGAAACATCATGGCTCTCACACATGAAATACAAACTGAAATAGGTGTACCAGCTAAATACTTTCACATTAATAGAATTGATTGTTATCCGCGTGATCGTGTTTTTGATCTTTCTGTAAAGGGTTTTGTCTCTTATGAGGCAAGACTAGAAGGTAGCAGGAATATTTACACGTTCACGAAACGATATGAATACCCCGAAGGGGAAATAGAAATCTCTCACGCGACTGCGTACGCGTTACTGAAACAAGAACCTCAATTCATAGGAGCCGAAGATGGCTAATCTAGATATTTATATATCAATTAAATCCACAAACTTTAATAGCGATGTCGAGACTTTCGACGTTGTGTGCGCCCCTGGTGTTATAGGATTATTAGGAGGTGTTTTTAATGAAACAGATCCAACTTATATAGATGAATTAACACCCAATCCCCCAACGAGTTTTTACAGCAAAGAGAACGCTATCCAGTATTTCTTTACACAGCATGGACAAAATATTGTCGATGCGGTCAATACTGCCTACTCAAGTACTTTCACTTTAGGAAATCTGATCAGAAATGAACCAGAAGTAGAATTCCGTTTGCAGGAACATGAAGGATCTTTAGGGGCTTTGGAAGGGCTTATCGTTTCTCACTATAACGAGCATGAAGGCGATATTGGTGCTTTAGAATCCGCATTAGCCGAGCATGCCGCTGATTCAGAAGCCCATTCCGCTATCACGGAACCGATTTATGAAGCTCTGGATTTAAAACAACCCATCATAACTCCCGGTTCAGCTATTT